GAAAAGCCGTGCAACGCCGACGTAGCTCAGCTGGTAGAGCACTTCACTCGTAATGAAGGGGTCCGGGGTTCGAGTCCCCGCGTCGGCTCTGGGGATTCAGGCATTCGCGGCCTCCCGTGGGTACTGAGTGGGTACGTCAGATCGCTTGCGCTCGCGGTAGGCACGCTGTCGGCAGGCGTTGGAGCAGAAGCGCTTTGGAATCCTCGCGCTGTCTTCGTCCTCGATCGCCTGGAAGGGTTTGCCGCACTGCTCGCAGTTCCGCTCGACGCAGCGGGAGACGAAGGGGACGAGGTAGGGGCGGTACTTGACGACTTCATCCCCCGGCTTCATCGGGCCCCCTCCGTTACGAATCGCACGCGGTCTGTAACGGGCGCTTCGCGTGCTTCGCGGATCGCCTGCTCGGCGTCGATGCGCGGCGCGTCGCGTAGCTCGTCCACGACGTGCGCGTACGTCGAGAGGCACATCGCCGGGGAGTGCCCGAGCCACGCGGCCACCTCGACCACGCTGCGGCCCTCGTGCAGCCAGAGCGACACCGCGGCGTGGCGCAGGTCATACGGCCGGGTGATGTCGAGCCCGAGCGCCTTGCACGCAGGCTGGAACGTCCGCCGCCGCCAGTTGCGCCAGTCGTGCTCTCGCCAGGGGCTGCCGGTCGGCTTGCCGAACACGAACGACTCGTCCGCCGGTCGCCCGCTCGCGAGCCGCCAGGCGGCAAGGTCGGCCTTGACCGGGGCCATCAGCCGGGCTGAGCGCGAGTGCCCGGTCTTGGTCGCCTTGATCAGCCCGTCGTCGTTCGCGCGTTCGATCCTGACGGTCCGCTCCCCGATGTCGCTCCACCTGAGCGCGAGCGCTTCGCCGGGGCGCAGGCCGACGTACGCGAGCACGGAGACGAGCGTCGCGTCTCTCATTCCGCCTGGAATGTCCAAACGGGCTCGGAGGCTCTCGACGGCCTGCGGGCCGATCGTGGACACGCTCGCCTTGCGCTGCGCCCTGGGGAGCCTCACAGCGGCCGCGGGGTTGCCCTGGATCAGCCCCTGCTCGACCGCGCGGCTGAGGCACGACTGCAGGATCGCCTTGACCCGGCGGATCGCCTGAGCGCCGACGCCGCGGGCCCGCAGGTCAGACAGGAAGCGGCCGACGACGGGCGCGGTGATCTCTCGCAGCGCGTAGCCGCCCAGGGCGGGCTCGACGTACTTGTCCCAGGCGGCGGCGTACGACAGCCGGGTGGAGCGCTCCAGGTTCGGCGTCACGTACTCGGGCCACCAGCGCTCGCGGGCGAAGTCGCTGAGCGTCTGCTTCCCGGCGTCGAGCCCGGCTAGCTCGCCCATCCTGCGGCGCCGGATGATGTCCGCCTCGAACAGCCGGGCGTCGCGCAGATTGCCGATCGTCCGGGCCTTGTTCCTGCCCGCCTCCCGCCAGCGCACACGATAGGCGCCGGTCTTAGTCTTCTCGATGCTCACGGGTACCTCCGTGGGTCTGCCCCGGTGCCGTCGCTAGCGGTGCCGGGGCGCTTTGTCCTTAGCTCTCGATGGTAGCTGGCGCTCCAGGTCGAGCAGCCCGCGTGATCGCGAAGGCTGCTGCGTCCGCCGGGCGTCGAGCATCGCCTGCACGTCATCCGGGTCGATCAGCAGTCTCCCGCCGATCCGGCTCGCGGGAAGCTCCTCCTCCCGGATCAGCTTGTAGATCGGGCGCGGCGTCGTGAACTGCATCATCTCCGCGACCTGTCGGGGCGTCATCAACTGCACCCGAGTGTCTTTCTGTGTCATGCCTTCATCCTGGCGTAACTGTCAAGAACGCACACGTCATGCGCTAGGTAACTGTGGACGTAGCTGTCCCCCCTCTCTGGCAGGTGTGCCTGGTGGTGCCGTCGAGTTCGGGACGTAGTCGGACCCCCGCTCTAACCGCTGTCAATAGACGTGCCTTGATGCTTCTCGTCCAGGCTTCTGCTCAGGTATGTCGCAGCCGGTCAGGGTCTCGGCTGCGTGGAGAGGAGCCAGGACGCGGTCGAGCAGCCGGGAGGAAAAAATCCGCGTTGCGTCGCCCCGCCCTCTGAGGGTGATCGTTAGCCGCGTGATGTGCGCTTGCCCGCCGTGGGCTGCGCTAGAGTGCCCACCGCCTCTCTTGCTCGGGGACGACAACGCGCGATCGAAGCGGTGTCGTCTGGCGGGTGAGGTACCGTGAGGTCCACATATCGGTAGAGACGCCTCGCCCGAACGGCGGGGCGTCTTCGTTAAGCAGTACAGCCCGCACCGGCGGAAGCGTGAGTGACACATGATGTGTGACAGTTAGGCGGCTTGGGGATGTTCGACGCGGTGCTTCGCGTCTACCACCTCGGCTTCCTCCATGACGGTCCGCATGTGCCCGACGGTGTCGAGGGCGCGGTGGTAGGGCCGTCGCTCGTACGCCGCCCTCCAGATCTCGATCACTGCCGGGTCTGCGAGCACGGCCTGCCAGCACCGCCGGTCGAGGTGCTCATGCTCATGGGCGATCTTCCCGACGGCCTGCCGGTACGCCGTGTCGAACGGCACTCCCGCGCGTCGCTGCCGGGCGAGCGACTGGCGCACCTGGACGGCGGCCGACGGCCTGGAGTAGATGTTCGGCCCCGCGTCCCCGACGACGGCTTGATAGTAAAAGCGCTCCTCAACGTCCGGCTCGGTCAGCACGGCTCACGCGGCGGTCGGCTCGTCCGGCGTGACCGTTCCTGAGCGTGCCCACCACAGGCTCGGGCATCCGGACAGCGCGTAGAGCGTGCCCCCGCCGATCTGCGCTGGCGCGGCGGCGGCGAACGTGATCCCGCCCGCGGCGATGACGGACGGCGGCCCTTCGAGCAGGTCGTCCTCACCGCGGGCGAGTCTGTACGCGGCCTGCACGATCGTGGCTGTGGACAGCGCCCGTAGCTCGAAGGCGTCCATGTCCGGGATCCGGTCGGGCAGCGGCGGGGACGGGTTGTCGGGAGCGCCGGGCGGCCTGGCGGGGAACGCGAGGAACTGGCTGATGTCGTCCGAGGCCCGCTGCAGCAGCCGTTCGATCGCGTCGTCCGAGCCGCCCTCGGGCAGGTCGATGTCGAGGTGCCCGGTGAGGGCGCGGAAGTCCTCGACGGTCGCGTACGCCACTACCGCGCCGTCCTCGGTCCGGGCCTGCCGACCCGTGGCGGCAGGCTGTGGTACGCGACCTTGACGCCGCCGCGCTCGGCCTGCGTCCGGTGCGCCCACTGGTGCGCCCACGACTTGTGCGTCGCGAACGCGAAGCGCCACTGCGCGACGCTCTTGAACGGGTGAGCGCCCACGCCGCCGGACGCCTTCCGGACCGCCCTCGCGCCCGCCCGGAGGTTCGAGCGGGCGCTTGGGCGTCCACCAGGCGCAGCGGTGCGGCTTCCATGAGCGCTCGGTGACGAGACGCGACCGCGATATGGGCCGGGCCTGGAAGGTCGAGGATGAGCGGTACGTGCCTTGACCGCCCGGCGGTGATGCCGGATCGCGAGCGCGAGCGCGACGTGCTTGCCGACGCTCGGGCCGCCGCCGCGCCGATCGTGCCGGGTTGCGGCGAGCACCCCGGCCGTGACCGCCGCCCGCTTGCCCGCCGACGATGGCTGAGACGGGCGCGACGAGGGGGAAGCCGTCGAGCGGGCGGGCGGCCTTGACCGCGCAGCCGGTGCAGCCGACCGGCTCACGACGGGACGACACCCACGACGCGGGCGACGGCCTGTGGGAACGGCACGACGAAACCGACGCGCGTCTTGATCCGGATCTGTGACTGATCGCTGGAGAAATACTGTGCGCGATCGACTTCCATCTGCACGTCCGAGCGCCTCACCAGCACAACCTGTGAGCTATCGAACACGTAGATGCTGGAGGTGTTCGAGCTTGTCCCGCGCGTCTCGTTCGCGCTGAGTTGGCTGGTGGTGAACACCGGCACGCCGAAGAGTGACCGGCTGGGTGACTGGGTCGGATCCTGCTGCGGGCTCAGCAGGTAGCGCTGGTTCGCGTCCTTGAGCGTCTCGGCGTTCATCCAGACTTGCGGGTGCATCACGATCGCGCTCGGCGTCGCGTTGGCCTCTTCGATCAGGCCGATGGCGGCGGCGATCGGGTCGAGGTTCGTGAGCGGGCCGCCGTTCGTGCCGAGCGAGGTGACCGTCTGGATGCCTGACACGTACTTCAGGCCCTTGACGCCCGGCTGACCGGTCGAGGGGTTGCCTTCTAGGAGGCCGATGTCGAGCTTGAGGCCGATCAGCTTGAGCAGGTGCGACTCCAGCCAGCCGAGGAGATCCATCGGCGCGTCGTCTATCGACTCGTTCGAGCAGACGATCCTGTGCGCGAGCTTGCTCGGGACGACGGTGATCTGATCCCACGCCGGGTCGCCCTCCACGATGTCCACGCCCTCCTGCGTCCAGCTTGGGTTCACATCGGTGGTGGTGCGCGGCCAGGTGATCTGCTCGCGGGTCGTTGCCATCACCCGGATGCCTGCGCTGAGCATCACTGACTGCGGGCGCAGCCGGTCGAAGATGTACGTCGCAAGCTCGGGCGTGTCGATCGGCGCGGCGGACGTGGTGGTGAGTGACCTGCTCTCGCCCGGCTTGATGCTCCTGATCGCGGTGAGCACGCGCTCCTCGACCGGCGCGGGCTCGGGTGCGGCTCGCGTCTCGGGCGCGTTGCGGCTCTCGACACGGAGGCCGCCGGTCGTCGGCTCGGTCACCTCTTCCTCGGGCACAGTGGCCTCCTCTGTTGGGGGTTCGACTTCTTCGCGATCGCGATGAGGTTCGGCTGGCAGGGATCGGTACTCGGCGCGGGCCTCGTCGCCGTACGCGGGCGCGGCGGTCACGGTCACGTCGCGTAGCTCCGCGATGCGGGTGACGTGGCGCACCTGGCCGTCCCAGCGCTCCCCGCCGGGCGCGACGACCATCCGCCAGCTTGACGCTCTGAGGTCACCTCTTTCGACCGCGACGCGCACGTCCTCGCCCACGGGTGACTGCGGCAGGTCACACGACCAGTGCAGCCCGTCGGCGCGGTCCTCGGTCGTGAGTGTCGTCGGGTAGCGGCCGAGCAGGTGAGCGCGGTCGTGCTCGCGTGTGGCGATCAGGCCGCTGATGTCGGTCCGCGCCAGCGCTCCCCGGTCGATCACCTCGGTCCAGCCGCCCAGGTCGCGCGACTCGACGCCGTACGGGATGACGCCGTGCAGGCGGCGTCCGGCCACTGTCGCCGCGCCGTCCCCGTCGAGGGCCCGCTGCTCGACCGTGCCCGGCTCGGGCCTGGTGCGTCCCTCGGACGCAGGTTCCCCAGGCGAACTGCGGCTCTCGGCCGCACCCCACGACTCGGGCAGGCTGCACCCGAGCGCGTTCGCCCGCTTGATCGTGTGCGCCTTCGCGGCCGCCGGATCGCTCGCGTTCCCGACGAGGCGCACGGCGTTGTCCACGTCCTCGCACGTCGTGATCGGGAACGAGCCGTCCGGCAGCGCGTGGCCCTTGTCGGCAAGCGCCTTGCGCTCGTCGGCCGAGAAGTCCCTCCGGTCTTCGACCTGCTCAGCCACCGCTCGTCTCCCCGCGGCTGAGGCCGCTCATCGCGAGCTTCTGCGCCGTGCCCATCGCCGCCGGATCGGGCGCGATCGTGTGACCGGGCGGCATCGGACCGAGGCCCTCCCGCTCCCTGGCCTCCTCGACCGAGATGATCCCCGCCGCGACGTACTGCACGTTGATCGCCGCGCGGGTCGCCGGGTCCGCGCGGAGCAGCAGCCGGTCCACGTCGAACGTGCACCCCGCGTTCTCGCCGGGCAGCAGGTCGCGGTCGGCGCGGATCGCCTCCTCGATCAACCGGAGGATCGGCGCGAGCCCGAACTTCACCAGTAACTCGGCCTCCCCGACCGCGTTGCGATAGGTGACCGAGTCACCTGTCGAGCCGCCGATGACACTGACCGGCACGCGGAAGATCCGGGCGATCTCAGCCGTCGAGAGCCGCCGCTGGGCGACGAACTCAGCGTCCGCCAACGGCATCGCGATCGACTGCCACTGGATCTCGCCGCTGATCACGGCCACCTTGCCGCGCTGCTCTGGGCCCTGGTGCCGTGCGGCCCAGGCGTCTTTGAGGCTCTTGATGGCGTCCTGCACGTTCGGGGACGGCGCGATGCTCAGGACGCCGCTCGGGACCGCCCCGTTCGCCCACGTCGCCGCCGCCGCGGTGTTCAAGCTCGCGGCCAAGCCGAGGGCTTCTTTGCACAGGCCGATCGGGCTCGCGCCGCGAAGCTGATCCGGCGAGCGCATCCCCACGACGTGGATCACGTCCTCGACGCCGAGGTCCATGAACGCGCCGTCGAGCGGCGAGTAGTAGTCAAAGCTCGGCTGGCCCCGGACCAAGCGGACGACCATTCGTTCTGCAGGCAAGCTCTCAAGCTGGATCAGCGTCCCGTCGCTGTCGCGCACCTTGCCGAGGAACGCCTCCCCGAACGCCGCGACGTTCTGCACCAGCGCCGCGACGAGCGCAGGCTGGGTGACACCGGGCGCGGGGTTGCGCAGCAGGCCGGGCCCGCGGCCGCCGGTCAGCGGAGTGCGCCCGTTCTCCCCGTCCCGCCAGCAGCGAAGCTCGCACAGCACCGCGGCGTCCGCGAGCGCTTTGATGCACGCGAACACATCGGCCAGCCCGTAGGCCGAGCGGGCGTTGATCGCCTCCGCGGCCGCGATCGGCGGGGCCAGGACGGGCGGGAGCGACTCCTTCGTGAGGGCCCGGTCCTCGACTCGCTCTGCACGACGCCAGAAGGGCACGCCACCACGGTAAGCCCGAATTGCGACGCCGGTCCAAAGAGATTTGGCGCGATGATGGGCCGATGTTCCAGCCCGGCTACCGCGGCTTCCTCGACTTCTGCCGCCGCCTCGACGTGAAGCTCGCCCCGTTCCAGCGCACGATCGCCCGCGCAGCGTTCGGGCCCGAGCGGGAACTGGTCGCCGTGCTCCCCAGGGGGAACGCGAAGACGAGCACCTGCGGCCTGATCGCGCTTCACCACCTGGTGACCGTCCCGGACGCGTCGATCTCGCTCGGTGCGGCGAGCCGGGAGCAGGCGAGCATCGCCTTCGGGATCATGCGGGCGCACGCCGAGCACCCGGCGCTCGCGAAGGAGGTGACCGCCCGGCACATGGCGCTCAGGACCGAGCGCGGCGGGCTGCTCCGGGTCGTGTCAGGGCGCGGCGAGCGGGCTCACGGCCAGACCGACTCGCTGATGCTCGGGGACGAGGTGTGGTGCTGGGGCGACGACAAGCTGCTGGAGGCGTTCCAGACCGCGCTGATCAAGCGCTCGACCGCGCGGTTGATCCTGATCTCCACGTCAGCGGCCGTTCTCGACAGCCCCCTGGGCCGCCTGAGGGCGCGTGCACTGTCCGGCGATGCCAGGCGTCAGGGCGCGTTCGTGGACAGCACAGCGCCCGGCCTGCGGTGGCTGGAGTGGTCGCTGCCCGAGGGTGAGGAGCCGACCGTCGCGAACGCCGTGAAGTGCAACCCGGCTCCGTGGGTGACCAGGGGCCTGCTGGCCGAGCAGCGCGAGCGGGTCACGCCGATTTCCTGGGCTCAGTTCCATCTTTGCCAATGGGGCGCGGGCGCCGCGTCCTGGCTTCCCGTCGGGGCCTGGGGCGCCTGCCGGGAGGACTACGAGGTGCCTGACGGGGCCCCCGTGGTCCTGGGCGTGGACATCGGCGGCAGCCGGGCAGCGTCAGCCGTCGTCGCGGTCACGACCGGCGCCGCGGGCACCGATTCCGCCGGGGACACCGGCGCCGCGGGCACCGATCTGCGCGTCGCCGCGGTCGAGGTGTTCGACGGGAACGACTCGGTCCTCGAAGCGACCGACGCCGTCCGCGACCTGTGCGAACGCTTCACGGTCCGCGAGATCGCGTTCGACCCGTGGCGCTGGAAGACCGAGGCGCTGCGCCTCGAAGCCGAAGGGCTCGGCCCGTTCGTGGAGTTCCCCCAGTCGCACAGCCGGATGGTCCCGGCCTCCGAGCGGCTCGCGTCAGCGATCATCGAGCGCCGCCTCAGACACCGCGGTGACCCGCGCCTCGACGCTCACATCGCCGCCGCCGTCGCCAAGCCGACCGGGCGCGGGTGGAGGCTCGACAAGGTCGGCCGGGCCGATCAGATCGACGCCGCGGTGGCGCTCTGCATGGCCGTCGAACGCGCCCAGTACGAAGCGCCGAAGGTCGAAGTGCTCGCGTGGATCGGGTGAACCTAGCTCACGTCGTGCGTGAAAAGCGCACTAGGCGGGCATTCCCGTTTGGAGGGTTAGAAACCGCGCCCAGTGGGGT